GGTGCGGTCGATGACGCGGTGCTCAGTCGCGCCCTGGCCGATGCCGACAGCGAGATCGATGCCTACTTGCAGCAGCGCTACCCGCTGCCCTTGCCCTCCGTGCCGGCGGTGCTGACCCGGGTCGCCTGCGATGTCGCGCGGTATGCGCTCTATGCCGATCAGGCCACCGAGCAAGTGACCAAGCGCCGCGACGACGCGGTGCGATTGTTGCGCGATATTGCCCGCGGTGAGGTCTCGCTCGGGGTCGCTGAGGCGAGCCGGCCGGCCAGCACCGATCTGCCGGCTATGCAATCGGATGGTCGGGCGTTCGGCCGTGACCGCGCGACCGGTTTTATCTGATGAATCCGCTGCCGGCCATCGTTGCACAACTGCAGGCGCAGGCTGAGTTCAAAGCGGTTGCCGGCGCGCTCGACTTTGCCGGCCTGACCGAGGTCGCGCCGGTGAAAACGCCGGCCGCCTGGGTGCTGCTGCTGAAGAGCACGCCAGCGGGCAACAGCCGCGCTACCGGGCCGGCGCTGCAGCGCGAAACCGACACCCTCGGCGTGCTGATTGCGGTCAAGCACATCAATGATCGCATGGCCGCTGGCGGCATCGATGCGCTGGCGGATGCGCGCAGCGCCGTGCGCAGCGCACTGCATGGCTACGCGCCGAGCAGCGCGCACACGCCACTGGAACTGGCCGGCGGCGATCTGGTGAAACTCGCGCCCGGCTGCATTTGGTGGATGGAGCGCTTCACCACCACCCATCAGGAGCAAGCAAGCAATGGCTAAACGGCAACCACAGGAAATCGCCGAGAGCGACGCGGCAAGCGACTCGCCAGCACCAACACAACCGCTGATCGGCGGCAGTTTCCTCCGGCACCCGGATGGCGAGCTGGAACAGATCGAACAGACCGTGCAGCTCGGCCATCCGGATCATCCGGGTCGCGCCGCCGTTGCCGAACAGGAGTAAGCCGACATGGCATTGAAGAACATCAAGCGGGTGTTGTTGGCGAAAATCGAGGCGACTTACGGCACCGATCCGATCCCCACGGCAGCGCTGAACGCGATGGTGGTGTCCGATCTGGAATGCACGCCGCTGGAAGGCGACGACGTCGAGCGGACGTTTCTGCGCGGTACCCCCGGCAACTTCGGCAAGCTGCTGGCCGGCACTCACGTCAGTGTCAGCTTCAAGGTGGAAGCCGCCGGTGCCGGCGCGGCCGGTACTGCGCCCGCGTACAAGGATTTGCTCAAAGCCTGCGCTCGCGCCGAAACCATCACCGCCTCGACCAAGGTCGATTACACCTTGATCAACAGCAACGAACAGAGCGTGACGCTGTATTTCATCATCGACGGTATCCAGCACAAGATCACCGGTGCTCGCGGCAGTGTGAAATTCGCCGCCGCCATTGGTGGCCTGCCGACCTTTGAATTCAGCTTCAAGGGGCTGTTTAACGCGCCGACCGATATCGCCCATCCGACCGCGAGCTTCACCGGCTGGATCGCGCCCGAGGATGTCTCCAACAGTTCGGCGACGTTCAGTGTCCACGGCTACGCGGCCACCATCGACTCGTTTGAGATCGACCAAGCCAACGACGTGATCTATCACGAACTGATTGGCCGGCAATCCATCGAGATCACCGACCGCAAGCCGGCCGGCTCGTTCGTCTGCGAAGCGCCGACCTTGGCGACCAAGGACTTCATCGCGATTGCGCTGGCCGAAGCGGCCGGCGCGCTCGACTTCAGTCATGGCAGCGTCGCTGGCAAGAAGATCCAGATCACCGCGGCGCAGGTCCAGCTCGGCCGGCCAAGCTATGCCGAAAAAAATGGCGTGGTCACGTTGAACGTGCCGTTCGTCGTGCTCGACGACTTTGTCATCACCATCAAGTGAGCGTGGAAAAATGTTTGTCCTGAAAAAACAGAACGATGTGTTGTGGCCGTGCACGGTCAGTTATCCGGTCGATGGCGGCGTATTCAAGGAAGAAAAAATCTCCATCCGGATCAAGCTGCTGCCGGCCAAAGGCTTTCAGGCGCTGATCAAGCAGGCCGACGACGGCCTGTTCATCCGCGACATTCTGCTCGGTTGGGAAGGCGTTGCCGACGATGACGGCAAGGCGCTGGAATTCAGCGAGCAGACCCGCGATGCGCTGGCGCAGGTGCCGTACTTCGTGCGCGCCGTCATCAACGCCTACGCCGAGGCATCGGTCGGCGCCCTGGCAAAAAACTGACCGAGGCGGCGCAGCACTGGGCCACGCCCAACCGCGCCGCCGACGCGGAACAGCTTGCCAACGACATGCGCCAGTACGGCGCGCCGGAAGAACAAATCGCGCAAGTCGTCAGCGAGCGCTGCGCGAAAAAAGTGTTTGCCGTCTTGCCGTTGAACGCGCCGGTGCTGGCGGCATTTCTGGCCGCCAGCACGCAGTGGCGGCTGAGTCCAAACGGTACCCCGATCGGACTCGATTATGCCAGCGCGCTGGCGTCGATCCGGGCGCTGCGGCTGCCCCTGACGCCGGACGATTGGCGCGGCGTGCAACTGATGGAGGCGCGCGTTATTCGTTGTCTGTCGGGCTAGCGAGGTCGGCAGAACCTAACTCAACATTGCCGCACAGGTGCCGCGTTGACCGATTTAACCCTGAGAGTGCGCATCAATGCTGATGGCTCGGCCGCGATTGTCGAAAGCGGCAAGGTCGGCAAGGCGTTCGATCAATTGGGCGACAAAGCGACCCGCAATTTTTCCGCCGCCAGCCGATCGGCGGACGAGCTGCGTCATTCGCTCAGCCAGATCGGTCAATACGCGGCCAGTGCGCTGGCATTGGTCGGCTTGCAATCCGGCGTCAGCGCCTTGGTCGATGCCGCTGCCGGCGCGCAACGCCTGGAACTGCGGCTACAAGCGTTGACCGGCAGCAGCGCGGCCAGCGCCGCCGCCCAAGAGTATTTAACCGCCACCGCCGAACGGCTCGGCCAGAACTATGCGACGCTCGGCAACGGCTATGCCCGCTTGCTGACCCTGCAAAAAGCCGGCTTCACCACCCAAACCGAATCGCGCGATCTGCTGGAGGGCATGGCCTCGGCTTCGACGATGTTTGGTGCCTCGACGGCCCAGCTGGAGCAATCCATGTTCGGCCTCGGTCAAGCGCTGTCCAGCACCAATCTGCTGGCCCAGGAGTTTGACCAGGTGGTCGAGCCCTTGCCCGGTTTGGCCGGCGAACTGACCAAGGCCGCCGAGTTGCAAGGCAAAACCTTCCGACAACTGGTGGTCGAGGGCAACGTCACCTCGCAGATGTTCAAGGAAACGCTGATCAAGGCGTTATCGCAGTACCAGGAACAAGCCGAGCGAAACGCCGACAGCATTACCGGCAACCTGAACAAAATGTCGAGCGGCTTCACCCAATTGGCGGACACCCTGACCGGTGAAGTCAATGCCGCGCTGGGCACGACCGCGTTGGCATTTAGCGGCGTGACCGCTGCGCTGTCGAGTCCGGTCGGCAACGCGCTGTTATCGGGCGCGGCGGCCATTGCCTTTCTCGGTACCGCCGGGGCGCTGTTCTTTTTGTCGCGCGCGGCGTGGGCGCTCGCCGCCTCGGCAACGGCTGCCGGCGTCGGCATGACCGCGTTCGGCGCGGCGTTGCGGTTCGCACTCGGCCCCGTGGGTATTGCCCTGTCGGCGGCGGCCGCGCTGGCCTCGCTGTGGTCGTCGCTGGGCACCGAGACCGAGCAAACGGCCACCCAGCAGGACGCGACATCGCTATCGCTCAATCAAGTCAACGGAGAACTCAAGACCCAGCAGGATCGTCTCGATGCGCTGCTGCACATCGAAGCGCGGCGCAAGGACGCCGGCCTCGCGATGAGCGCCAGCGAGCTCGCCGCGCTCAGGGAGGTCAACGGTCGCCTGTTCGAGCTGACCGAGCAGTACAACCTGCTGACCGCGCAGGCGACAGTCGCCGCCGAGGCAGCGGCGAAAGTCGAAAGCAACGACAAACTGATTGAACTGACCGACAAGCTGCGCGAACTCAATGCCGTCTATGGCAAATCCGGCGCTGCCTTGCAGCAGTACCGTATCGACCAGTTGGCCGCCGCCGGTGCCAGCGCGACCGCCGTGGCAGCCGCCAAACAAGAGCTGGCGATGCTGGCGCAGAAAGAAGCCGCGGCCGAGCGCAGCAAGCAACTCGACAAGGACCGGAACGATCAGCTCAAACGCGGCGAGAGCCTGGCCGCGAGCCTGCTGGAAACGTATCGCAAGCAGGACACGCTGGACCGTCAGCACGCGCAAAACGTTGCCGGTATCACCGCGAAATATCAAGGCAACACCAGTGAGCTGAAAACGCTCATCGATCTGGAGAACGAAGACTACCGCATAAAAAACGCCGCGCTGGACCCCGGCAAGTCGCTGCTGGCGCAGCTGGAAGACGAAACCAAAAAACTCAACGATCAGATCGAGGCGCGCAAGGCCAACAACCGCGAAGCCTATATCGAACTGCAGCTGAAAAGGGCCAAGGCCGAGGGCGAAACCGAAACCGGCGATCTGGCCGCGATCAAAGATCAGGCTGGCCAAAAATACGACGCCGAACAGTCGCTGGAACAGCAGGATCGCAGCCGCCAGGGCGGCAATCAGCTGGCTTCGCAGATCGGCCAGTTCAGTGTCGCACCTGAGACTGCCGAACTGGCCGGGTTAAACCGTATCGACACCATGCTTGCCGAACAGGAGCAGGAACGGGCGTTGCTGGAAGCCTGGCGGCAGGAAAATTTGGACAAGGAAGCCGAGTACGGCATTGCCAAGAACGAGCTTGAAAAACAGCAGGCCGCTGAATCGCTGCGAATTAAGGAAGACAGCCAGCGGCAAGCGGATGTGATCCGCAACCTGGACGGGAAAGCGCAGTTCCTCTTTCAGGCCGGCCATCTGGAAAAAATGGCAAGCGCGTTTGCTGGCAAATCACGCAAGGCGTTTGAGCTGCAAAAAGCCTTGGCGCTGTCCAAGGCCGTTGTGACCTTGCCGTCCGCCGTTATCCAGTCATTCGATAATGCCGGCGGTTACCCGTGGGGGCTAATTCCGGCCGGCGCCATGCTCGCCACCGGCCTTGCGCAAATCAATCAGATCAAGTCGCAGAAATTTGGTGGTGGTGGTGGCGCTTCGCTCGGGGGTGGCGGCGGTGGCG